GGAGATTGCTAAACTTAGGGATAAACCTAAGCCTGTTATTCCGCGTTATATAGGTGAATGTTTTTTAAAGATTGCAAATCATTTATCATTTAAACCAAACTTTGTTAACTACATGTTCAAGGAGGACATGATTTCTGATGGAATCGAAAATTGCGTTCAGTACATACATAATTTTAATCCTGAGAAATCCCAAAATCCTTTTGCTTACTTTACGCAGATTATACATTATGCATTTCTCCGCAGAATACAAAGAGAAAAACGTCAACTAGAAATTAAGAATAAGATTCTTGAAAGGTCTGGTTATGATGAGGTATTCTATGGTGATGATGGTGGTCAAGCTTCTGATTATAATCAAATTAAAGATGCTGTACATTCTAAACTTCGTTATTGATGAAAGTTGCGATAATCACCGACCAACACTTTGGTGCGAGGAAAAATTCAAAACATTTTCACGATTATTTTTTAAGGTTTTATAATGATATATTTTTTCCGACTATTGAGAAAGCAGGTATTACTACCATTGTTGATATGGGCGATACCTTCGATAGCAGAAAGGGTATCGACTTTTCATCTCTATCCTGGGCAAAGAATAATTATTACGATAGGTTAGCAGATATGGGGTGTACTATCCACACTATAGTGGGTAATCACACTGCATATTACAAAAATACTAATGAAGTGAATGCTGTAGATTTGCTACTTCGTGAGTATGATAATGTAAAAGTTTACTCAGAAGCAACTGAAATAAAGTTGGATAATCTGAATGTTCTTCTTATACCTTGGATTAATAATGAGAATGAAGAACATACATTAAAGATGATTGATAAGTCAAAATCTCCTATGGCTATGGGTCATCTTGAGTGTAAGGGATTTAGAATTCATCGTGGATATGTGATGGAGACTGGTACTGATGTTAAAGTCTTTGACAAATTTGAGAAAGTATATTCAGGACACTATCATACTAGGTCAGATAATGAAAAACTTTATTATCTTGGTAATCCTTATGAGATGTTCTGGAATGACTTAGGTGATACTAGAGGATTCCATATCTTTGATACGGAGACTTTAGAGCATACTCCTATAGACAATCCTTATAGAATGTTCTATACTATCTATTATGAGGATCAAAATCATCAAACGTTTGATACTCGTGAGTATGAAGATAAAATCGTAAAGGTAATTGTTCGTACTAAGACTAGTCCAAAGAAATTTGAAAAATTCATCGATAAGTTGTATAATGCTAATGTACATGAACTTAAAGTAGTTGAGAATTTTCAATTACAAGAGAATGAAGATTTTGAAGCCTTTGAGTCAGAAGATACTCTGTCTATTTTAAATAGGTATATTGATGAGGCTGAAGTTAATCTTGAAAAGTCTAGAATACAGGAGATGATTCAAAATGTTTATCATGAAGCATGTGAGTTAGTTTAATGTTTATTCTAACTATCGAAGGTAAAGAAGATGAGGGAGCGTACTCTGTTAAGAATGAAGAGGGAGATCATATTCTCTATCTTTTTCAGGAAGAGGATGATGCTTGTCGATATGCTATGATGTTAGAAGAACAGGAATATCCTGAAATGCATGTGATTGAAGTTGAACCAGATATGATGATTGGGGTTTGTGAGGATCATGGGTATGGGTATACCGTGATTACCCCTAATGACATTGTAATACCGCCAACGACCAAGAATGATTTTATTTGAAAAAGTTCGATGGAAGAATTTTCTTTCGACGGGCCAACATTATTCTGAAATTGATTTCCAAGGAAATGCTACTACATTGATTGTAGGTATAAATGGTAGTGGAAAGAGTACGGTATTAGATGCATTAACGTTTAGTTTATTTGGTAAACCATTTCGTAAGATTAATAAACCTCAATTAATTAATACTACTAATGAGAAGGATTGTAGAGTAGAAGTAGAGTTTTCTATTGGTACTACTAATTGGAAAGTAGTAAGAGGAATTAAACCAAATATTTTTGAGATTTATAGGGATGGTAAACTTCTTGATCAAACTGCTAATGCTAATGACCAACAGAAGTGGTTAGAGCAGAATGTATTGAAGATGAATTACAAATCTTTCACACAGATTGTAGTTCTTGGTAGCAGCACCTTTGTTCCTTTTATGCAATTGACGGCTACAAATAGAAGAGATGTTATTGAAGACTTACTTGATATAAAAATCTTTACTTCTATGAATAGTATTATAAAGGATAAGATACGTCAGAGTAAGGATGAAGTTAGAACTTTTGAACTTAAGAAAGAATCTCTTAATGATAAAGTATCAATGCAAGAAAGGTTTATAGAGGATGTAGAATCTCGTGGTAAGGAGAGTATAAGTGAGAGGGAAGATAAAATTAAGGTACTTAAAGTTGAGATTGATACTAATATAGAGAAGAATCAAATCATAGAATCTGATGTTGATGACCTTACGAAAGAACAAGAAAAGGTAACAGGAGCAGGGGAAAAGTTATTAAAACTAAACACTTTAAAGGGTAAAATTTCTCATAATGTATCAACTATAACCAAGGAGCACCAGTTCTTTAGTGATAATGTAACATGCCCTACATGTACACAATCTATAGATGAAGACTTTAGAATAAATAAAATCGCTGACGCTCAAACTAAAGCAAAGGAGTTGCAATCTGGTTTTTTACAACTGGAGGGAGCAATTAAAACAGAACAAGAGCGAGAGCGTCATTTTACAAAACTATCAAGGGAGATTACAGCACTAACACATGGCATTTCTAAAAACAATACTCGCGTCTCTGGGTGTCAGAGACAGGTCCAAGAATTGGAAAGTGAAATTCAAACACTTACCAGTCAACTTGAAAACCGAAGTGTTGAGCATGACAAGTTAGAAACATTTAAGGAGAATCTCCAGGAGACCTATGACGAATTAGTCTCTCGTAAAGACCAAATCAAATATTACAACTTCACATACGGCTTATTGAAAGATGGTGGAGTTAAGACTAAAATCATCAAGAAGTATCTACCGCTGATTAATCAGCAAGTAAACCGTTATCTACAGATGATGGACTTCTACATAAATTTTACTCTTGATGAGGAGTTTAACGAAACCGTACAGTCCCCAATACATGAGGACTTCTCTTATGCGTCGTTTAGTGAAGGTGAAAAACAAAGAATCGATTTAGCACTTCTCTTCACATGGAGGGAAGTTGCTAAGTTTAAGAATTCAGTCTCGACTAACTTAATGATATTGGACGAAGTGTTTGATAGTTCGTTAGACGGACAAGGGACAGAAGAATTTTTAAAGATCATCCGATATGTAATTGAGGATGCTAATATCTTTGTCATATCTCATAAGAATGGGATGGAAGATAAATTTGAAAATGTTTTGAAATTTGAAAAACTTAAAGGATTCAGTAGGATGGTATCATGATGGACAATGTTAATGTAGGAATTGTTGGTAATGGCTTTGTTGGTAATGCTGTTTACCAAAACCTACGAGATAAAGTACAATGTAAGGTATTTGATGTAGATAAGAATAGATGTCTTAGTCCACTAGAAGAAGTTATAGAACAAGATTTTATTTTTGTTTGTCTTCCAACTCCTATGAGGATGGATGGAAGTTGTGACTTGTCTATTCTTGATAAGTTCTTTGATGAGTTACCTGATAATCTAACAGGAACTTTTGTTATTAAATCTACTGTTCCTGTAGGCACCACAAAGAAATATACTGAAAGGCATAATGTAATTCATAATCCAGAGTTCCTTACTGCAAGGAATGCTGTAGAGGATTATGGTAAAGCAGAAAGAAATATTGTTGGTGGTAATTCAGAACTTTGTGTTGATTTTATAGCTTTCTTTGATGCATGTTTTCCTAAAATTCCAAGCATAATTGTTTCTTCAGATGAGAGTGAAGCAATTAAATATTTCTCTAATGTATTTCTTGCATATAAGGTAGCATACTTTAATAAGATATATGATTTCTGTCAGGCAACTGGTATGGAATATAATAAAGTACGTCAGGGAGTAACTGGAGATAGTAGAATAGGTCAGTCACATACTCAAGTTCCTGGTATAGATAATGATAGGGGATTTGGTGGAACATGTTTCCCTAAAGACCTTAATTCATTAATTACACAGTTTGAAGAACGTGGTGTTAATGCTGATATGTTTAAAGAGATATGGTTATATAATGAAGAGATTAGAACAGTTATTGATTGGCCTGTAACATGAATAAAATATTAATCACTGGACATAAGGGTTTTATTGGTCGGCATGTTTTTGCTGATTGGCAAGAAACTCATGGATATCTTGTTGAGGGTATTGACCATTTAGATGGTACAGATGTTGGTGATTTTAATGGTGGTGATTATGAACTTGTAATCCATCTTGCTGCATGGGCAGACATACGTGAAAGTATGGCGAAACCTGAAGAGTATTATGAGAATAATGTAACGAAGGCAAAGCATTTGTTTAATTGGTGTAGAGACTATAATGTTCGTCTTCTCTATGCTTCTTCAAGTGCTGTCGATGATAATTATTGGGAGAATCCTTATGCTATGAGTAAATGGATTAATGAACAGATGGCACCACCTAATTCAGTAGGAATGCGTTTCACAACAGTTTATGGTTCTAATAGTAGGGATAATATGATGTATGGAATGTTAAAGGATGGAACAGCACCTTATGTAACTAATCATAAAAGAGATTGGATTCATGTTACTGATGTTTGTCGTGCTATTAGGTATCTTGTTTCTAGTACTATTACTGGTCCGGTACCTATTGGATGTGGCGAATCTATTCCAGTAAAGAAATTGGCAGAAGCATTTGGTCATGGTGATCTTCCTATTAAAACTGATACTCCAGGAGAGGCAGAAGATAATTTGGCTGATACATCTATCTTAAGAAGTATTGGATGGTTCCCAACAATAAACATTTTGGATACGGTAAATGATTAGTACTTCTAGACAGCAGGGAGATAATCCTGCAACATTAAATCCTGTTGGTATTGCAGACCCAAATTCATATACCGTTGGAGGTGCTATGGAAACAGGTGATTCTGAAAATTATGGTAGTGAAGATGCCGACGTATAGACAGACCGTAGTAACATTTCCAAGAAAGAGATTTCTTTTCGTTCATATTCCAAGAACTGCTGGTAGATTTTTGGAAGAGAATTTTGTAGAGAATGGATTTGAAGCAGAGCAGATAATTTGGAAGAGTGTTGATGGAACAGAGATTGCTCATTTCCATAATGAATTATATTTGAAACATTTTGATGATCTAGGTAGTATTCCACATTTTACTATTGTAAGAAATCCTATTGATAGATTCTTCTCTTGTTCTATATTCTTAAAGAGAATGTATGGTGATGATATACAAGAAGCAATGGAAGACCCTGTAATGTTCCATTCTATGCTAGAGAATTTTCCTTTAACACAAGCAGTAAATTGGTTTAGACCACAAGTAGATTTTCTTACGGATGATACTAATATATGGAAGTTTGAGGATGGGTTTGGTGAGGATTTCTCTGAATGGTTAAGTGAGATAGTAGGAGCAGAAATTGAGATAAAGAAACTGACTAAAGATTACACTAGAAATAATGTTGGTCAGAAACTTATACTTGAATATTTTGAAAAGGATCATGAGTCGAACAAGCTTGACAGGAGTGCTAAACTGGTAAATAATATCACGACCCTCTATAGGAAGGACATTGAAACGCTCTATCCCGAATTGGCAGCACCATTCGAAGAAGGAACCTAAACGGACCTTAAAACCACAGGCCCTGCGACAAGCAAGGCAAAGATTACAGAATGTTAAGAAGCGTTATATGGCCGCCCAGAAGAGGCGGTCTTCTAGTATTGTAGGTACATACAACGAAAACAGAGATGGCAGTCCAGCAAGAAATCAAGTCCCAACTAGCGAAGTTACTTGCTACTGAAGATCTGGTAGTAGAGCACAAGCAAGTTCAGACAGCACAATTTGATGTCCACAGTCGTGTCCTGACCTTACCACTTTGGGAAAGAGCAAGTGGTACTGTATATGATATGCTTGTAGGACATGAGGTTGGTCATGCCCTTTATACTCCTGACGAGT